CACATAAAGCCTTGTTGTTCGTTTGATTTAACGAGTGAAGAAGAGCAAAAAAAATGCTTTCATTACAGTAATCTTCAGCCATTATGGGGGGAGGAGAACCTGAAAAAAGGGGGGAAGTATTAATTTATAATTTTAACGGTATTGGTTTTAATTGAAATGACGGTAGAGTTAATGGGTTCATCGGTTATTTGAGCGGTTTGTAAAGGTATAACAGCTGCCCGTTTGTATTTAAAAAAGTTAACTAATCTTAATAAAGGAAATCTGAATATATAAATATGACAACTTAGACACCAACAAGATAATACGACAGTTATAATAATTCTAGCGTCTCTCATTTCACCTGAATACCAAGACATATTGGATAATAATTGGAATTATGTTTAATTAGATATTATTCAATTTGTCTAATTTGTTTTTAATTTCCGTTAATTTTTGTAAGTCGGGATATTTCTTAAATAACTTATCATTAAATCTTTTTAATTCTTCTTCTTGGGTTTTATCAGTTTTCATTTTCATTTTAAGATTAAATCTTTTATTGTCGTGTTTATGATCGTATGTTAAATGAGGGGCGTTTCTAAAATTTTGTATTGTATAATATGGCGGTAATTTATTTGGATTTTCTTCAACAATATCATTATCTAAATTGTATAATTTTTTTTTGATTTCTGTTAATTTTTGTAAAATGGTTAGTTTTGAAGATTTTGAACTTGAAATAGATTTTTTATTTAATTTTGGATGTTTTTCAATTCTAAAGAATTCTCTGTATAATTGTTTTTCTTTATTATAACATTCTTTACAATAATACACATATTTGGGCATCATATCTTGAGTTAATCCTGCTGGTAGAGATTTTGCTATCTTTTTTCTATTTCTTTTATCGGTATTAGAATTTTGAACGCTTTGTGTAGCCCATCTTAAATTTTCCCTTCTATTATCTAATTTATCACGATTAATATGGTCAATAGAATATTTTTTATCATTAATTTTTTCATCATTAGGGTGTTTATTTTTAATTATAAAAGAGTGTAAATAAAATTGTTTTTTAGTTATAGGGTCTTTTGAGAAAGAATAGCCGTTTGAATGTAATGTAAACACAGGTCTATATGGTTTATAATTTTTAAGTAATTCAACATCTTTAATAGATAATGTAGTATAAATAGTATTATCTTTATTACAAGTCATTTTGTAATATTTTTCATTTGTTTCTTTATTTTGAATTAAATAACAAATATTTTTGTATGAACCAGCGTATCTACCATAACGAGTATAAACACCAACGTCTTGGCTTAAAACAACTTCATGTTCGGAAAACATATTATAATAAATTATAAAATGTTTTATTTAAATCAATTTTAAAATAATTGTTAGTTTTGGGATTATCTTAAAGAATACTCCAATCAGCTTAATTTGAATAAGCAAGACCTCCCATACCGCTCATAACACGCAATACATTGTAGTTGGTAGCATATACGCGAACTTTGGCAGTGTTGGCTGTGCCGATGGCAGCAGCGGAAACAACCAATTGAAGTGTGGCGTTGTCAATACGACTGAAATTACAGGTTCCAGATGGCTGATGTTCTTCAGGGCGAAGAGCAAATGAGTAAACATTAATACCAGTGTCTGGAGTGCGTGTGTGATGTTGGAATGGTTGAACCAAATCGAAGTAGCTACCTTCACGTTCAGAGAAGCGGTCTTGACCGTTCAATTGAAGTTTGGCAGTTACAACTGGATTTTCACCCCAACAGTGCATTTTCAATGCAGTTTCAGCAAGAACGAATGCTCCGGCATCAGAGACACCATGAACTTGTCCTACAGGGAAAGCAGCATCTAAACCAGTGATTGCGGCACCATCAGCAATTTGTCCTGCGCCAGCACCTCCGGCAGAGTTAGCACCTGGAGATTGGAACAAACCATCAGTGTCAATAACACTGGTGTTTCCAGCATTAGCACCAGTGCTAAGCTGACCGGCAGAACTGTAAGCACGGATGGAGTTTGGCAAAGCATCAATTGCGTCAGTGTAATTGAATGGCTGAGCTCCCAAAGCTTTGTTAAGAACTTTGTCTTGAACGAAAGAATCACAATAACTTACATTGGCATCAGGTTGAACGACCCATACAAGTTCTTTACATGGGTGATTGAAGTTCAATTTGATTTTGTTGGAGGAGGATCCGATGGATTCATCACCAGTAAATTGAAGTTGTTCGATCAAGTATTCGTGTGGGTTTTGTGCCATACGTCTACGTTCATCGGTATCAAGGAAGATGTAATCAACGTAAAGAGATGCGGCAACCAAGGATTTGGCATAAGCACCAGTTGCTTTAACGTTGGCAGCAGCACCTTGTGCTGTGTTTACGTTTTTAACAGCGAATAAGCATTCATCCATAGGACGGATTTCGATGTTAATTTTAACTTCGTGGTATTGCAAAGCAATTAATGGCAAAGCAAGACCAGGGTTTCTGCAGAACCAGAATTGAAGAGGGACATACAAGGTTGTTTCAGGAAGAGCATTGCGAGGAGCACATACAGCTTCAGGAACATTGGCAGCACCACAAGCAGTTGCTACATCAGCGAAAGCAGGGTCTGTCAAGTATGTAAGTTGAGTGGTATTACCAATCATTTTGGAATAACCATCCTCTTGTTCGGAGGTTTGTGTCAATTGGTTCCAGATGTGCATCCAGTCACCGTATTGACGGTCAATTCTTTGACCACCGATTTCAACTTCAACCATGGAGATCATTTGTTCTCCAGGGCAGTCCAACCATCTGGCGTAAACAGCTGTTCCAGCTGGTTCGTCATCTTGGTTAATTTCAGGAAGAGTTACTTGTAAATATGTTCTGTATGCAAGGTCTCCGTTTCTGGAAACAGTGCATTGAATACGGCGACCGAAATCGGCTTGACCGTTGAAAGTTTGTTCGATACTTTCCATAGCAAAGTTAGTGTGTCTTCTGTAGGTCACTTTCCAGAAAGTGATCTGAGGATTACCAGTAAGGTACACGTCCTGTGCACCGTAAGCTACAAGTTGCATTAAACCGCCACCCATTTTATAATATTGCTAAAGAAAAAAAAATTATTAAAATAGCATTAATTAATAATTTTTATCAAACATTGTTTATATCGAAATTATTTACCATAAACCGTCTTAAATAATTATCTAATAAGACTTCTTTCTTACCTTCGTGTTTTTTATTAAAAATATAATAGTCTTCTTTTTTATTAATAGTCCATCCATTTTCTAAAGCATTATAAATAAAAACCATTTTATGTAATTTTATAGAATCAATTTCAACCGTATCTTTTGTATCTACTTGGATGTTTTCCATTTATCTAAATTGTGAAAGTAAAAATACAAGTAATACGAATAAATTAATTAATAAAAGTATAAATTAAAAGTTAAATAATATTACAATATAAATGCCTTCTTTTAAGCCCAAGGCTAGTAAAAAAATCAAAATAAACAAAAAATCAATAATAACTTTAGATAGTAAACACGACGAGAAAATGAAAGAATTTTTAGATTTGAGTAATAATATTATACCATCTTTAAAAAAAAGGAAACTATTGCTAAAACAAAGATTAAAAGAAAAACTAGAAATAGATGAAAAATTATCTTTAACGGATGAATTAAGTGAAATAAGGAAAAAAATAACGGAATTAAAAAATAAAAAGAAAGATTATCTATTACAAAATTCGGAATATATTTTTGAATATTTTGAGAAAAAGAAAAATATATCTAAAGGAAATTCGAAATCAGTTAAGGTTATGAATGCTTTTTTTAACAAAAAAACGAATGAAAAAAAAAAGAAAGTAGAGACTAATAATATTAATAAATATCTAATAAACCTAGATGATTCTTTTTTGGATATAAACAATTATAAAATTAATTATGAAATATGTAATAAATGTGGCGGAGAATATATACCAGTAGATCATGAGGGGCTAATTATATGTAATAAATGTGGGAATCAATTACAATATTTAATAGAACATGAAAAACCAAGTTATAAAGAACCACCAAAAGAAGTTTGTTTTTATGCTTACAAGCGTATAAATCATTTTAGAGAAATATTAGCACAATTTCAAGCAAAAGAAACAACACAAATCCCGGATGAAGTTTTAACGGATATAAAAAATCAAATAAAAAAAGAAAGAATATCATTAAAACAAATTACAAATAAAAAAGCGAAAGATATACTGAAAAAATTAGGTTATAATAAATATTACGAACATATACCATTTATTAAAGATAAATTAGGAATAAAACCACCGGTAATGACGCCAGAATTGGAAGATGTTTTATGTAATTTATTTATGGAAATACAAAAACCATATTCAAATCATTGTCCTGATGATAGAGTAAATTTTTTGAATTATTATTACGTATTATATAAAATGTGCGAATTATTGGATGAAAAAGAGTTTTTACCATTTTTTCCAATGTTAAAGGATCCAGTTAAACGCATAGAACAAGATGAAATTTGGAAGAAAATATGTGCTGAATTATCATGGGAATTTATTCCAACGATATAAAATTAATATAAATATTAAAATTTATATTAATTTAAATGGAAAACGTTAACTTTCGCAAAGTCGAAGAACCACTTTTAAAATGGATAGGTGGAAAAAGAAAACTACTTGATAATATATTACCTAAATTTCCAAAAAAAATAAGATATTATCACGAAATGTTTATAGGTGGAGGAAGTGTATTATTTAGATTTTTATGGTTAGTAAAAAATAAAGATATAGATGTTAAAAAAATATATGCGTATGACAGTAATGAAATGTTGATTGCTTTTTATAAACAAGTAAAAGACGATTATAATAAATTATATGAAACTATAATGAAAATAAAAACAGCAGGAGAAAAATGCGATAAATCTGAATATTATTATTATATTAGACAAAGTTACAATTCTTCAAAAGAAATAGATATAGGAAGAATAGCAGAATTTGTATATTTAAATAAAACAGGTTTCAGGGGGCTTTATCGTTTAAATAAAAAAGGAGAATATAATGTACCATATGGTAATTATAAAAACCCGGAAATAATAAATCTAGAACATTTAAAAAATATAAGTGAAAAAATACAAAATGTAGAATTTATTTGTTGTGATTTTGAAGATATTAAAAATATAAGAAAAGATGATTTTGTTTATATGGATCCACCATATGTTCCAGAAAAAAAAGGTGGTTTTGTTAATTATAGTAAAGACGGGTTTATACAAGAAAAACATGAAGCTTTATTTAAAATGTGTAATAAAATGAAGTGTAAATGGATATTAAGTAATTCAAATACAGAAACTGTTAAAGATGCATTATCGGAGTTTAATATACAAGAAATATATGCTAGAAGGGCAATTAATTCTAAAAATCCTGCAGCCGAAACAAAAGAGTTAATTATTTATAATTAAAATATTAATTAAGTGTTAATATTTTAAAAAATTAAAGAATTTATCGTGGGAAACCAACCAAGTTAGCGCCAATACCGAACCCAGCACCAGAACGTGCAGAAACAGCCATCGATGGGACGTAAGTATCAAGGATACTGAATGTAGCAGCAGCAGTCAAAGCAATCAATAAAACTTCGTCAAGGTTCAAACTTTTCTTTGGGATGGCATATGCTGCAATAGCAACCATGATACCTTCAACCAAGTATTTTACAGCACGGCGGACAACTTCGCCAAGATCAATCATATCACCTAAATTTCCAAGCATTTATACTAAATAAACAGAAAAAAAATAATTACTAAAAATAAAACTTAAATACTAAAATTACTAATATAATATAATATGGCAGACTTAGGCTTTACCAGAAAAACAAATCCAGATGGTTCTGTAAATCAAAAATATGTTGATTTACTTGAAGAAGATAAACCAATATCGGGGCAAAAATTTGTATGTGTATCATTTGTATCTCCAGAAAATGTATTAGCTCAAAAAAATCATTTCTTTTTCTCAGAATTCCTAAAACACTATGATTTTTCTAAATCAGTTAAAAAATTCCATCAATACTTAAATTTTATTTCCTTCAAATACAATATTAAAATGGAAGATTTGATGGACGATTTTGAAGAATACGTGAAATCTGAAACAGATACTTTTGATATTGACGAAATTAAAAATGAATACAAAAATTTTATGGATGCGAATGAAGAAAATTTACAAGATGAATTTGGAAAGATAAATGATTTTCAAACAAATGTAAGGGGTCTTAAAGTAAGAGGTAGCTATTCTACACAAGAAGAAGCTGAGCTAAGATGTAAATTATTGAGAGAAGTTGATCCAAATCATAATGTATATGTAGGACCAGTCGGTATGTGGATGCCTTGGGAACCTGAAGCATATAAAACAGGAAAAGTAGAATATTTGGAAGAAGAACTAAATCAGTTGATGAGCGAAAAAATAAAAAATGAAGAAAAAGCAAAACAAGAATTCGAAAAGAGAATTCTTGAAACAAAAAGAAAAGCAATTGAAGATAATATCGCAATGGCAAAAAAGACTGGAAATAAATTAACACAAAATATAGATAAAGAAGGAAATTTATATGGTGTAAATAACACGATTGAAGAAAGTTTAAAAACAAAAGGAGAGGAAATTACATCAGCAGATATTAAAAAGGAATTATTTGAAGGTAGTGATATCGTAACAAAATCTATGCAAAATGATCCCAAGTTGAAATCAGCACTGACGGATGATGATAAAAAAAGTGATTAATTGAATTAATAAAATCTAAAATTATTTTATTAATATAATAAATATGGAAAGTTCCAAGCCGACAAACAACACGCAAAATACTGAAAATATTTCTTTACAAGAATGTAAAAAGAAAAAGAAGAAAAAAAAATCAAATAGGTGCTGTTATTTAGGATGTGCAAAAAAAATAAAACATTTTATGGGTCCTTGTAAATGTAATAGTACTTTTTGTACTAAACATAGATTGCCTCATCAGCATCAATGTAAAGTAGATTTTAAAACAGATAAATTGGAATTTATTAAAAATCATGGATTAGGTGGAGGAAAATTTACTCAATTGGAAGCTATTTAATTTAAATTACAATATAATTTAAATTTAATATATTGTACTAATATTATGACTGACTTCGGTTCAATGTCAATAATGGTTGATAGAAAAAGAAGTAACAGTAATCCTATAAATATACCAAGACGTAAACCAGCAATATGGATTCCAAATCAAAAAGTTGATAATTGTTTTAATTGTAATACTAAATTTTCTTTTTTAAATAGAAAGCATCATTGTCGTTTATGTGGAAGAATATTTTGTAACGAGTGTTCTAGTTATTCTGCAACAAATAATAGTTTAATTACAAAAGCTACTCCTCCAAAAAATATGGATACTTATCTATCAAAGGTTACTCAATGGTATAATCCAAAAATAAAATTATGTGCTGAATGTTATTCTCACGTAAAAACAGTTGATAAATCAAAAGAACTTATTATAATATTTTCTAATTTACCTTTTTTAATGATTGATTTTCTAAAATTAAGAGAAGTAAACAAAGAATGGTGTGAAAGTATAAATTATATGTTAAGTGTTTACAGAAGTATACAGTATAAGTTACCTAACCAGAATTTTTCAAAACTAGAAAAACAATTATTGTGGAATCACCGTTTTGAATTCAAAGAACATTATTATTGGATTTCAAAGTGTATA